TTACCAAGAACAATAAAACCACTAGTAAAGGTGAAGCTCTTAATACTATTATTAACTGGAAAAATACTACTAATAATGCCTACGATGGAGAGAAGCTCCACATGCTGTACCTGGATGAGGCTGGTAAATGGGAAAAGCCTACTGACATACGAGAGGCATGGAGAATACAAAAGACTTGTCTCATTGTAGGGCGTAAGATTATTGGAACCGCTATTGTTGGATCTACAGTTAATCCAATGGATAAGGGCGGAAAAGAGTATAAAGACCTATGGGCAGACTCTGATCCCAATAAGCGCAACGACAACGGCAGGACAAGATCTGGACTATACAGAATATTCATACCAGCCTATGAAGCTCTAGAGGGATTCTTTGATAGATACGGGAATCCAATAGTTGAAAATCCAGAAAAACCAGTGATGGGTATTGACGATGAAGAGGTGACTATAGGCGCAAAGACCTTCTTGAAGAATGAACGTAGGTCGTTGAAAGATGATCACTCAGAACTTAACGAGGTGATACGACAGTTCCCCTTCACAGAGGATGAAGCTTTCCGGGATAGTATCCAGGGTTCACTGTTCAACCTCACAAAGATATACGAGCAGGTACAGCACAACGACGGGCTGTATCCTAATCCGGTTGTTATTGGTAATTTCGTCTGGGAAAACGGTGTTCAAGATTCTAAGGTTATATTTGCCCCAGACGTGAACGGCAGGTTTAGAGTTGCTTGGCAGCCCCCAGCTGAAGACCGAAATAAGATTGTGAACGAACGCGGCAAGCGATTGCCCGGGAACGCTCATATTGGTGTTGGTGGAGTCGATAGTTACGACCTTGATGCTACACTTGATGGACGTGGTTCAAAGGGTGCAATGCACCTTTACAACAAGTTTAATATGACAGCGCCATCTAACATGTTTGTAGTAGAATATGCTTCTCGACCTCCCCTCGCTAAAATATTCTATGAAGATGTGTTGATGGCTGCTGTTTATTATGGGTATCCTATACTCATAGAGAACAACAAGTACGGCATTGCTAGATACTTCGAGCAGCGTGGATACGACGGGTATCTCATGGACCGACCTCAGCACTTAGCTTCTGCTTCTAGCAAAGTTAATGTCAAAACAAAAGGTATTCCATCCAACTCTGCAGATGTTATACAGTCCCATGCGCAGGCCATAGAAGACTACATCCACAACCATGTAGGCATGAACGGTGAGACCATGCAGTTTGGGAACATGTATTTCAACAGAACGCTAGAGGATTGGATTGGATTTAAGATCGACAATCGAACAAAATACGATTTAACAATTTCGAGCGGCCTTGCTTTATTAGCGGCACAAAAAGTTAAGCAAGAGAAAAAGCGATCAGACTTTTCTGAAAAGAAGTTCTTCCGTAAGTATAAGTTCAATGCCTAGGAATATTGCGTGTAGTGATTTAGTATATTTGCAAGGAATACTTTATCTCACGAAATGTTTGATAGTAATAAAAAATCCGATAGATACGGGAACTTCCCCGACCCACTAGCTTCCCCGGAAGTTAAATTGTCTCCAGCTTTTGGCCTTAAATACGCCATGGCTATAGAGTCACAGTGGGGTAATGCGGCAGACGAGGGTTCTCTATACTACCGTAGAAAGAAAGAATTTGAGAACTGCCGTGACTACGCAAACGGAACTCAAGACACTTCTAAGTATAAGCAGATTCTAAACTCCTTAGATCCGAATAACGGTGACGGGACGCTACTGAATCTTGACTGGACGCCAGTACCAATTGTACCTAAGTTCATTAAGATTGTGGTGAATAAGATTCTATCTGCCGACCCATATCCAAACGTAGAGGCTATTGACCCATTATCGCGTACGGAGAAGGATAAGAAGAAAAACAGATTAAAGGCGCAAATCCTAACCAAAGACTTCTTAGCTAAGGCAAAGGGTGCTGGGTTAGAAACAGAAGTTGACCCGGAAGCTTTACCAGAAAACCTGGAGGAAGCAGAGATCTTCATGGATACCGGTGTGAAGACACAAGCAGAGATTGCTAGTCAGATCGCCACTAAGATGACTCTCGACTGGAACAACTTTAACGATTCGACATACCGTCGTGCAATCCATGACCTAGCCAGTATTGGTATAGCGGTTATTAAGCGCGACAATGATCCGAACTACGGGATTACAGAAAACTACGTAGACCCATCGCACTTTATCCACAGCTACACTGAGGATCCGAATTTTGATGACCTAGTTTACGCAGGACACATTAAGCGTATTACTATCCAAGAGCTTAAGCGTCTCGCAGGAGACCAGTTTACGGAAGAGCAGTACTACGAAATTGGTAATACGGTACGTAACCGTTTCCAGAACGATCCTTCTCGTCTTACACATTCTTACTACGACAAGAGCCTTCAACGCGCGTCTTACGGGTATGATGAGTATTTCGTAGAGGTGATGGACTTTGAGTTCTTGTCGGTAGATAAAATTTACTACGAAGAGAAAGAGTCCCGTCATGGGAATAAGAACTTCTTCTACAAGGGTTCCGAGTATAAAGCTCCTCAAGAATCTGTGTACGAGCGTGTGGGCCATTGCCTTCACAACACTACAGTATACGGTGGTAGTTTTATACTAGGTACAAAACACATATTCAACTACGGGATTAAGAAGAACATCCCTAAGAATATTCACGATATTACAAAGGCTCGTCTATCGTACAGCGTGGTTGCTACAAACCTACGCCGCATGATGCCTAAGTCTATTGTCTCTTCTATCATTGGGTTCGCAGATCAACTTCAGCTTACTCACTTAAAGATTCAGCAGGCTATTGCTAAGGCCAAGCCAGACGGTATTATCATTGACATCGAAGGTCTGGAGAATGTCCAGCTTGGTGCAGGAGGAGAGCTACAGCCACTGGAGCTGCAAGACATCTACGAGCAAACGGGCGTGTTCTATTACCGCTCTAAGAACCCGGACGGTGGATTCCAAAACCCTCCTATCCGACCTTTGGATAACAGCATAAGAAACATTAACGAGCTTGTCGCTCTATATAACCACTATCTCCGCATGATTCGTGACGCCACGGGTATTAACGAGGTGATGGATGGAACATCTCCTAAAGGAGACCAGCTTGTTGGTGTACGCCAGCAACAGCTTGCGGCAGGTAATAATGCTATTTATGACGTAACCCATTCCGCTAAAGTTCTATACAAGCGTGTGTGTGAAGACATTATTCGTTGTTTACAAATCATTCCGCAGGGAAGTACGCTTCATCAGATCTACATGAACGCTATTGGCGAGACAAACATGAACGTCATCACCAGCTTCAATGAACTACCAATGTACAACTTTGGGGTTCAGATAGTAGGAAACATGGACGACAAAGACGCGGCATACCTAGAGCAAAACATTCAAGTGGCTTTGGCTAACGGAGAGATTGATCTAGAGGATGCTATCGCGGTACGCAACCTTCGTGATGTGGACCAGGCTGAGCGTCTGCTTATCGTTCGTCGTAAGAAGCGCATGAAGTCTAAGCAGGAGATGAACATTCAAAACATCCAAGCGCAGCAGCAGGCAAATGCTCAGAATCAGCAGTTAGCTATGCAGACAGAGGCACAGAAGATGCAGATGAAGGCAGAGTTGGAAATGCAGAAGATCCAGATGGAAAGCAAGATCAAGGCTCAACTCATGGAGCTCGAGCACATGTATGAGAAAGAAATCCAGGCGATGAAGGCTCAGATTGTTGCGCAGCAAACCATGGCAGGCAATCAAACTAAAGTTGGGTTGGACATCATGAAAGAGGACAGAAAGGACAGCCGGGTACAGAAGCAAGCGGTGGAGCAATCGAAGCTTATCGCTCAGCGCAAGGACCAGCGCCCACCTTTAAGTGATGCTCCAAATAGCATAGCCGACTTAATTGATAACCAGTAAGTTACTATCTTTGCAATATGGCAACAACAATAAACCTAGATAACGCTACCAGAGTAGACATTACTTGTCGCAAAGGAGATACTTTTGAATTGGAGTTTACCTTTACAGACGACAGTGGTGATCCGCTTGATTTAAGCTCATACTCTTGGAAGATGGACGTCAAGGAAACCGACACCACTTCTGGGGACATTATCGCTGACAGCGACTTTGAATACACGGGTACTGTTGCAGGAAAGCTTACAATTGAAGCGACGGCAACTACTATGTCAAGCGTTTCTGGAGGCACATATGTATACGACCTTCAGTCCACTAGTGGAGCGGTTGTTAAAACCTGGGTATACGGATTGTTTAAAATTAACGAAGACGTAAGTGAGTAACGTAGAAATAAAAGCAGGAGCTAACGTAAGCCTTGGCGGTGTTTCCGTAACCACAAAATCTGTGGCTATTGAGCAGCCAGCGGTAAACGTAAGCATATCTCGTGGAGGTATTAGCGACGCTCACTTTGTATTTGCCCAGGAGCAGAATGCTGAGGAGTGGGTAGTAGAACATAACATGAATAAAAACCCCTCTGTGATGATCGTGGACTCTGGTGAGAACGTGGTCTTTGCGGAGATTGAATACATAGACTTAAACAACTTAATAATTCGCTTTAACGGTGGCACTTCTGGTAAAGCATATCTCAACTAAATATGGCTATAGATTTTAAAAGCAACATTAATCTTGGGAAAAATCAGCTACAGAATGCGCTGTTACATCCCACAAGTACTGCCCCTGGTACTCCAGCGGAGGGTCAAGTTTACTTCAACACCACGTCTGGAGACAAGAAGCTGTACGTTTATGACGGCTCTGTATGGATTGATGTAACGGGTGATGTCCGCAGTATCAGCGCAGGCACTGGTATTGGTGTAACTGATGGATCTGGTGGTGATGCAACAGTATCTCTTTCACACCTAGGTCTTGAAAGTCT